TCGTGAGGGCCACCTGTCCCACCATTGAGATTCATGTAGTGCGTGATGCGATCCCAGATGCGTGTGTCTACTGCGTAGATATCAACCTCACCATCTGAAATGGGATAGGTGGGTGTTGTGCTTTTACTACTGAGATAAGTAACTTCTGCTTCTTCTACATCTGTTACTTCATACTTACTTTTTCTTACTGTGCCCTCGTAGTTGGGGGCATCACTAATGCTCGTTGTAGTAGGCACAGGAGTCTCTGAATCGCTGTGTGAGACTTCACCAATAGTCTTGCCTCCCCTAACAGTACCTAAATAGTTAGGGTCTTGTGTGCTCTCTGAGGTTGTGCGTGGTGCATCAATCTCTTGTTTTACATAAGTGTCTTGGTACTTCTGTTCTCGTACCTTGCCTTTGTAGTTAGGTGCTTGGGATTCAGAAACAGTCACAGGCTTCTGGGCCTGGGTCTCTTCACCCTCCACCTGCGTTAGGTGTGTTCCACCTTTCTCGTGCTTCTTTCGTCCAAACATGTTCTGCTCCTTACAGAACCGTTCCTGTTACTTCTTGGATAATCGTTGTATCGCTTGAAGCCCAGATCAGTTCAAATGTGCCTTTTTGTAGGTCTTTTATTTCTCGTATGTGCATCTCGTAAGAGACACCATCAAAGATTGTGTGGAAATGCTCAGGGTTTGCAGACTGCTCATAGGTTGCATATCTATCCCCTGCTTCATTCATAAGGTTTAGCACCACCATGTCGTAAGCAAACCGTGGTGTTTTAGGTGCTAGGTATTCAATGGGATCAGGGTTTGGTGTAGAGAAGTAATAGTCTTCAGGAAAATCCACAGACATTGAATCTGTTAGTGAGAAGGTTGATTCCTCTGTTGGAATCCTTACCCATTCCCCGTATTTCTCTGTGAAACCTGCTGGAAGAGGGTCTTTCACGTTGTAGTAAACAGTTGTGCAAGTGCTTCCCTTTGAGCCACCACAACAGATAGTGCCGTCAGCACCACAAGATCCATCACCCTCACAACTTCCACTCCCATCAAAACAGTTACCGCTAATGGGACGGCAGTTAGGTGTGCAATCGTCCCTGCTTTGTGTTGTGTAGGTGACCTTTCTCCTAGCAAAGACTGTTCCTTTGCCATTTGCTTTCATGGAGATCATCAAGTCATCTCCATAGTTACCGCCCAGATCTGCAACACCATCTGTGACTGATGTGCCTGAGAGAGCCACCTTGGGTGTGCTTTGTCTTGCAACTATGTATTCACGCCTTGCATCAAAGTTAGTGATAGTGATTTTCCCTGTCCCCGAATGCTCTAAGGAGGGCAGGGATCTTAGAAAAGTTCCCACTTATCACTACCGATGCCTGGGGCAATGCGTTTGTAAATCTCAAAGTCAGTTAGACAGAACACAACGTTCACTCCTGCTGGAATGTTTGATAGTTCTGATGTGTCATTGATTTGAACAACACCATTGTCAATACCGTCTTGAAGATCGTTCTGTCTCAAGATGGTGTTTGGGTAGTAATCCACATATCTCATAAAGTCACCTCCTACAACAACTCCGTAGTCATAACCCACTCGTAAGGGGTTATCTTGTGCTTGATGCGTGAGATACGTTGAACTGAATCCACCATCAAGTAGTTCTCTTTTATTGGGTCTTCCAAAGCAACCCTGACGGCATCACCAATGTCTAGTGAGATCGTGCCTGGGATGTTTGGGTTATCAAACTTGTCGGCAGGCCATTCAATAGTTTCAACCTTTGTCTTGGGCCTGCTCCAATGGTCAAAGATGTATTCCGCATAAGAAGCAAGAGAGTTGGGATCTAGGCGTGTTGTAAGCCTGATGTCTGCTGAACCATAAAGTCTTGCTGATGCGTTGTCTGTAAATGTGTAGGTGTTTGCTACTTCTCTCTTTTCTTCGTTGCCCTCGTTATCTGTGGAAACCTCTACCTCGTAGTTGTAGAACGTGATGCCATTGATGACTTGCTTGGTATCTGAGGTTTGAACAAACCCTGATAGGCACACCTGCTCTTCTGCTACTCGTGTGGGCAACTCTCCTGTTAGGTGATTGGTGAAGGCGTACTGAGGGATGTTGCTAAACCTGTTGTTGCCAAAAACCGTGTCTTCCCAATCTCTGTTGGTAGAGAACATCTGGTTTTCCTTGTCTACCCAGACAACAGAACCTTCAGAGTCTTGAGACTCAACAATCATCTCTAGGGCAGTAAGGGGCTCAATGGTTTCGTTGAGTGTCTGTGTGCCTTCTGAAACATCAATGTTTAGTTCTGGAACTGTGGAGACTGCGTAGGCAACTCGTTCTGCATAAGTCTCTTGTGGTCTGCCTTGGTCAATAAGAACACCATTCAACTGAGCAATAGAGTCTGCTACCTCTAGGTAGACCATTGGTACATCTACGGCATTGTTGTAACTACTGATTGCCCTCACTACCCCTTGGAAAATGACTTCTGAATAGTCACCCTGCACAACTCGTAGGCGTGCCTTGTGCCCAATGCCTAGGCCACTTGCCTGCAATGCGTTGAGTGTGGGATCTGCAATGTCTGCTATCAACACTCCTGTTTCTGGTCTGCCGACAACACTCTGGTTTAGATCAAAGCCACGTTCAATGTTGATCTCAGTTGAGTTAGAAATGATGTCTGTCCAGCAGTAGCCGTTCTCACACTCTGGGTTTCCATCAACGTCTGTGTCATCACAAACGTCATCACCCTCTTTGACTTCTCTCCACACACGAATGTCTTGGCATTGTTCATTCCACTTCAAGCGTTCAAGGTTGGCAAGGGGCATTGCTTTGTAGTCTCCCCAGGAGTAAGACCGCTGGGGTAGGTCGTATGTCTCATCTTCAACACCAACACTTCCCTCTATGTAACGAGGGGCAATGAGCATTGGCCCTTCAATCTCATCCCTCTCAATAACAAAGTAAGTGAGTGTTGGATCTGGGATAAGGATTTCTAACTTGAGGTTTCTGCAAGGAATCAACTACGCCAACTCCTGCCGTTCAACCTTTCGTAGTTCTGTATCTCCCTTACCGCTGAACGACCAGACCCAGATGGTGCACCTGCTGACCCTGGTGGATTGATGTAGTTGTAGCGAACATCAATAGTTACGGTTGTCTTGAGTTGCTTGCGAACGAATCGCTTGAAGTCTTCACTTTCATCTTTGATCTTCTGTTCTGCACTAGAGATCATCTTGCTTGCAGACTGCCCACCAATAGTGGCCCATGCCTCACCCATTGGTTGTCCTAGAAGAGTCTTGGTATCTGTAGACAACTTTTCATAGTTCTCAGTTAGTTTTGTGAGCATCTCTGGGTTAGCACCCAAGTAGTTAGCAAGTTCAACGGCAGTCTTGGAGTCAAGAGAAATAATCTGATTCAAGAGTGCAGGAGGTAGTGCTGTTCCAATAGTTCTAGCAACTGTCTCTGCAACATTTTGTTGATCTTTGATGGACCCAAACAGGCTATTTGCCATTTCCTCTGCTGATAGTGGTTCGCCTTCTGCATTCTTGGTAGCAATCCCTACGCCACCCAAAATGGTTGAAACGATGTCTGAAGAGATGCGTGCTATCTCTGCTTGCCCTGATTCAATGATTCTTATTTGCTCATTGATTGCTTCTTGAGTAACGGCAAACGCACCTTGGATACCCTCTGCTACCTCTACAGGAATCTTCTTAGCAGTAGTGCCAACTGACTTGATAACAATGTCACCATCAGTTGATAAGTCTTTGAATAGTTTCTTTATCTTTATGAACTCTTGTTCTACTTTCTTTGTGGAACTACCGCCACGAGAGACACCCTTGTCTAGTGATTCAAAGTAATCCTTTGCACTCTCCCCTGCGTTCTTCCAATAGATGCTGTTCTTGCCTATCGCACGAGAGAAGGAGTCCATATCCCTGCTCTGCTTACGCACCTGGGCACTACCTGGGGATGCATTTACTAGGTCACGCCATGCGTTTGCCTGTGCATCAATCTCACCTGTGGTGTAGTCCAACTCCCCTGCTAAGGCACGTTGGGCAAATGCGTTTTCTCGTGCCTGTTCTGCCGCTGTAAGAGTTACCTCATTGTTCTGTGCCCAACTAAAATCATTCTCAATAATCTCTCTGGTTAGTTGGTTGAGGTCTGTGCTTCCTGCTCTCCATGCAAACCTGACTGCCCTGATGACAACGCTCTGGTCATCCCAATCTTTGTTTATCTCTTCTATGAAATCTGCTAGTGGCCCTAGTGCCCTGGACACATCAGAGGCAAAGTTTCCTACTGCCGTTCCTGTGCTCTCCATGATGGTTTCTAGAGACTCAAGTGATCGTGTTACGTCCTGAATGCCACCTTCTGAATCCTTCATTGCGTTCAAGAAACCAACACCAAATGCCCCCTTGGTTTCAGTTGCCTGTGCCTCAAGGATTCTTAGTTGGTTAGCAAGACCATCTGATGTTCTCTCAAAGTCTCCTTGTGCGTTTGCACTCTTTTCCATGATGAGTGCGTAGGTGGCTTGTGCTTTAGCCGCACTATCAATCTCTTCACCAACACCAACAAGACCTAGTTCTAATGCTTTGGCTTCAATAGCCGCTTGGTTGATGACGATGCCCAGACGCTTCAAAGGTTCAGTCTCACCAGAGAGCCCTGACCTCAACGCATTTTGGGCCTGACTCAAATCAATATTATTGAAGGAGGCAAGATCGCTTGCCAACTGAACAGTTGATTGGGAAAGGTCTGTAGCAGTATCAATGCCCACACCCATAGATGTGAACAGGTTGCCAAAAGTGCCTACTGCTTCTAGTGCTTCTGCCTGGGGCAAACCAAGAGCCTGAACGCTGTCCTTAGACCAATCTTCAATCTCTCCTGCATTCTGCTTGAAGACAACACCAACCTTGCTAAGACTTTCTTCAAGGTCACTTGCATACTTGATGGATTCAGTAGCGAAATCTGCAAGGGCTTTTACTGAGAACGCACCAGCAAAGGCAATACCAAATGCTTTTACAGACTTACTAAATCCCGATAGTTGTCCGTTTACTTGGTCAATGCCCTTCTTCATTCCTGACGTATCTGCCAAGAACTTCACATTTACAATGTTGCCTTTAGCCATTAGAAACCTGCCTTCCTAATCTTTTTGGCAAGTTCAATGGTGAGCAACTTTCTAAACCTGTCTGCATGAACGATGCCTGCCCTGCGTAAGAAGCCCTGTTCAGGCTGTAGAGATGTTCCAAACTCAGGGAAGCGTGCATAGAAGGCTGTTTTTGCACTACGCCTTGAACGGTTATTGCCGCCTTTGATGTAAACAGATGTCTGACGCTTTGAGGCTCTAATGCTGTCTCGTGTGTTTCCACTACGCACAGGTGCTTCAGCACGGGCAGTATTTACCGCTACCGTGCCTACCTTGTTCATTGTGTCTTTGAACTCTTCACTTGTTACCCCCAACTTTCTCATGTTGCGAATAACCTTGTTGAGCCCTTCAACCTCAACTTGAATCTTCTGATTGCGTGCCATGCATCTGCTCCAAGACCTCCATCCAAATCCTTCGTTCCCTTAGTGAGAGTGATCGGTAGACCTGTGGACTCTGGTTGGTGACTACGCACCACATCACCATGTCCCTAGTCCATTCCTCCGTCACTCCCCCGTAGGGTCTTCAAGACTTAGAAGAGTGTTTATTTCTTTCATTGACATTGCCTTGGCATCTGCAAGGGAGAACTTTGAATCTTCTTTACGCTTGATAACAAACGCAAGACCAATAAGTAACTTTCCTTTTACTGCCTTGTCGTCTCCTAGTGTTGCAAGTGGAACACCTGCATACTGTTCAACTTCCTCAATGTCTCCGAGTGTTAGATCTTCTATTGTCATTCTGTTTCTCCTTAGTGTTTGTTGGCTTCTCCTGGAGAGTGCCCCCCTATCGGGCAGACGAGGGGCACTCCCACTATGGAGAAACCTGAATCGGTTACTTGTCAGCCTTAGCGGTGAAAGGACCGCTATCGCCAACTCTGTTCACAACGTCGTCCTTGACGACGAATGTGTAGTCAAATGTCCAACTGTCTGAACCTGCGTCCCCACCTACTGATGGGTAAGCACCTGCATCTACAACAACTGTTCCTGTGAAGTGTGGTTGCTCAACTGTTGGGTCTGCGTTGCCGTGTGGGGCAAAGACGAAATCAAGTTCGCCACCACCCAATGAACCAGCAAGATCCCAAATGAGCATGTGTAGTGACTTCTCAGGGCTGTTGTCAGTAGATTGAACAGCAGTAATGTTCATCTGCCAGATGTTTCCGCTATCTGCTCCTGCATCAACATCACAGAAAGTAACTGTGCCGTCTACAGAAGAGTTATCGGGTGCGGAAGCCTTTTCCAATACAACGCTTGTTAGGTCGCATTGGTACTCAGTAAGCCCATAGGTAAAGGTAATGCCCTTACCCTTTAGCCGTGTCCGTGCCATTTCAATCATTCCTTCATAAAGATTTTTCCGCTACTACGTTGATACGAGTGCCTAAGTAGTTGGCCCCATTGATCTCAAACTGAGAAGGGGTATCAACTCCTTCAATGCCCCATGTATCAAGAGCGTCTAAAGCGTTGATGATTAGTTCATCTAGTTCTTCACTAATAACTTCATTAGTCGCTACCCCCGCAAGAGCCACAACTTCAAACCTGACGGCAAAATCTGTAAAGGTTTCGCCCTCTTCCACATAAGGAGAACCAGGGGAAACGATGAAACAAGGGGCATTTACCCTTGCTGGAATCGTCTCGTAAACCTGCTCTGCCAATGGAGTGAGTTGAAGTTTGATTTCCTGCCGAGATGACTTCAAGAAGTTGTTAGACACCAGACACCACCCAACGCTGTAGTAGCGAATAAACGCTCTTCATTGGATCTAGTGAGACTCGTACAGGTGCACCATCAAAGGTTGCAAACTGTGCGATTCCTGAAGGAGCAGAACGCCTATGGAATAACTCACTACCTGTTTGTAGGTAAGCGTTATCCAAGATGCTTTCTGGAACCTCAGTAGTTGCCACATACGCATCTACTAACTCTTGTGCTTGGGTTAGACAGTCTTCAATGAATGGTTCATCAACTGTGCTACCCCCGACATACTCCTTTAGATCCTGTGTCGTAACCATTGTTACGGAGTCACCAACCCTGAGATGGTGTTGATTGCCTCTGGGTAAACGAGACCGAATGCCGCATATCCGTAAACGGAGAACTGAGCAGTTAGGTTCGTGATGTCCTCATCTGACAAGCGTGTTGGGCCACCAGACTCCCAAGTAACCATTGCTTCGCTGTTAGCGATGAAGCAAGTGCCTGCGGGTAGTGCTGGATCAACGATGATGGTTAGACCTTCAACATTGCCTGTAAGAGTTGCTAGGTTTCGGTTGCCAATGTTGTTTACAGGGGCATTTCCACCTAGAACAGGACGCCCATCAGTTGCGTACTGAGTAGCAATAGCAACGTAAACGTCACTTGAAACTAGTAGGAACTGTGGAGTCATGCCAGAAGCACCATTGATGTTTACAGAAGCGTTAGCAATGGCCTCAGAGATGCCCTTTGCATCCTGTGAGCCAGCGGCTACGTCTGTGTAAGTGCCTGCTGTTAGAGCCGCAATGAACTGTGCGTTGGTCTCACGACCGTAAGCAATAGCCATTGCACGGAAAGCCGCATCAACGTAAGCAACAGAAGAACGCTCAATGGCCTGACGGCTCATATCTGTCCATCCACCAATGGTGAGGACAGGAGTGCTCTTTGTTTCTAGTGAGAGTTTTCCGAATACGAGAGTGTCACCCTGAGCCGCTTGTACGTCAGCATCAATGGTGTTGGCCTGAACTGATGGGAAATCAACATTCAAACCTGCCTGTGGGAGTGAGGACTGACGGAAAGCCGAGAGGCTTGGACGACCCTGATCCACAAGAAGTAGTGCCTCATTGCTCCAGGCATCCCGACCGATTGAGTCTGGGCCTTCTGGAGAAACGACTGCACCTGCGTAGGCACGGTTAGCAATGTCAAGAGCGTGCTCTTCACCTGCAACAACTGCCTTTACATAATCACCGTAGGAACGGTAAGAAGGTGTGTCTTCAACGATTACATTGGTGTTGAGAGTTTCCATCTCACGACGGAGATCTTCAATCTCTGAACGAACCTCTGCAACCTCGTTGGTTGTTTCATTCATGTTAGTTACTTCCTTGTCTAAGATTTGTTCTTCCCGTACCGCCAGGACTGATGCCTCTGAGTAAGCGGGAAATGGAACGAGAGAGGTTTCCTTGAGTCGCACCTTGGTACGAACAGTTACGCCTTCTTCATCCCTGTCCTCAATGGGCTGAAAGCCAACAGAGAACTTGTCAATAACACCGTCACGGAGAAGTGTTAGTACCTCTTCGCCACGGGGAGTCTTTGAGATTTTGGCTTCAATCAAGAAGCCTTCTTCGGTATCAGTTCCTCTTAGAACCTTGCCGATAACGTCTTCGTGATTCCAATACAACTTTGTTTCAGAGACATCTTCAATGGCCCCTGGCTCAAAGCGTTCTTGGAAACCTGCAACGTTGATGGTCTGCCCATAAGGAACGGCAATGCCTGAGACAACGCCCTCTTCCGTATCGGCAGAGCGAATGTCAAACTCGATGTTATGCATTGTCATCGCTCCTTGTATTAGGTGTAGAAACCACAGGAGCGTTTTCCATTAGTTGCCCTACGGGGTTTGGCCCGTAGCCTTCTAGTAGTCGTACCTCCTGTGGAGTGATGACACCTTTATCAATAAATGTTGAGTAAGCGTCTACTCGTGTCTTGAGGTCACTACGCAGTAGCGAGTCAAGACGGAAGGTGGCTTTCTGTCCTCTGGGTAAGAGATCTGTAAAAGCCTGTTCAATGCTGACGATGTAGTCAGACATTGTGGTCTGTAGGAAGAGGATTCCTAGGGTCTCTGTGGTGCTGTAGGTGAGTGAAGATCCTTCAATGCCTGCCCCAAGGAAAATGGGTGGCACTCCAAAGATGCGTGCAATAGAGAGTGTTGAGAACTTCTGATTCTCTAGGAACTGTAGATCTTCTGGGCTTAGTGAGATGGGTGCGTAAGAAAGCCCTGCACCTAATACCGCTAGTCCTCGTTCTGTTTGTGCTTCATTCCATGCCGTGCGATATGCGTTGGCCTGTTCTGTGTTGAGGTATTGATCTGTTGAAAGCACACCTGTTGGGATGCCTCCATTAGTCAAGAAAGAGTTGCCGTATTCCTGCAACTTCTTTGCATACTCAATGTCTGATCTACAGGCTTGTAGTGGGCCAATGCCTTTGACTGCCCCTGGAAGAACCATCAAGCGTCCATGCTGAATGTTCTTGGCAGGAAGTGTCTTGCCTGCATATCCGTACTTGGGCTTTGCCCCTACTCGTGGTTCCTTTGTGACGGTTACATCTTTTGGATTCAATACTTCTAGATTCTTGACGTTACCCGCCTGGTCACGAGTGACGTACCAATAGAAGTTGCCGTTCAAAGCAAGAGAGGTTGCAGTTGCCCCCCAAAAGTCATTTGTGGGTGAGTTGATGTCTGGTCTCGTGGCGAGAGGTGGTGTGACCTCTTCATCTCCCCGCTTCACAATGAGGGGCAACTGAGCCAATGTGGTGCTTATGATCTGCGTGCACCTGAAAACGCTTCCTAGCGAGAGTGCTAGATCTTGGGAATAAACGATCTCTGATCGTGTTGGTGGAATAACACCTGTGCCTGTGTTTCCACCTGGGGAAGTGCGTTCTTCCTCTACTGAGTCTTTCCTATTCCAAAATGCCATTTACATATTTCTCCAATCATTATTTTCTCACCCGTTTCAGGGGATTTGCTAAAAAAGTTGCACGCCTTCTTGTGCTTCAACCATTGCTACATAGCAACCAAGAACAGTTGCCATTACTGCGTCTAGTTGAACTTCATCTGATGTTCTAACGATCCTGTATTCACCATCTGAAACTTCTTTGACTGATGCCCTACGCATCTGTGAAGTAACAAGAGTGTTGTGAGTGTGGAAGAGCCTCTTATCAAGGATTGCTTTCTTCACCATTGCTTGTGAGTTGATTGCATCCTTCTTAGTTAGTTTTTTTACTTTGTAGGCACTTCTTTCCAGCACTACCGCCAAATCTCCAAGTGAGTAACCATCCATCACTATTGATGTGTGGTTGATCTGCTCTAGGGCACTCTTCGTTGCTCCTAGTAAGCGTTCAAAGTTTGTGTTGGCTAGTGAGAACACAACATCTGTGCATACGTCTTCTCCATCCATCCAAGAAGCAGTCATAGTTGCCCCAGACCAATCAGGGCTTCTATCAATGCATAGGACTACTTCCTTGGTGGTTACTTCTGCTCTACCCGCTTGTAACCAGGCATCCATTCCTAACCAAGCGTGATCTTGATCTACGAAACGATTGGCTCTGTAACGAATAACGTCAGACTTAGGGAGCATTGCCACTTCTGATAACACTTGGTCTTCATCCATACGACCACAAGCAAGTGCAGGGTTTGCTTTCCTTAGTGCCTCAATGGAATAGGGATCATCGTGTTCATCTGCTTCCCATAGGGCAAAGCCCATTCCTGTAGCACCCTGCTTACCGTTCTCATAGAGCCTCAAGAGCAAAGTGCTATCGCTACTACCTGCTGTTGTGATGCCTACAACTATTGAATCTTTTTGTTGCCCTGCCCCGATGAGTACGGAGTCCCATACTGACTCAGGCATTAGGTGAAGTTCGTCAGCGATAACACCAGAGAGTGAGTGACCTTGTAGAGCCGCACCCTTACTAGGCATTGCCCTAAATAGGCCACCTGTCTTAGTGCCT